ATTGGCATAAATATAACCCATATCTTTTTTTCTCTTTTGATGAATTAGTAGCAAACTGCATTCCCAAATCTTCGATTAACACTGGCATTGATGGTATTGTGATTTTTTCTAACATTGAAGTCCTCCAAGACTTATAAATTTATGTGAAGGGTTGATGCTTGGAGGCTGTAGACAACCCCTCGCATAAATCTTCTACATGATTATTATACCATAAAAACGATATAATATCTAAAAAATAGGTATTTAAATGGCAAAAGCTATTGAACTTGATTTGACTAATTATCTAGATAAATTTAATAAATTATCAAGGGATATGCCTTTTATAATATCAAAGAGTTTAAATGATATTGCTTTTACTAATGCTAGAAAAGATGTATCTAAAGATATGGCTTCAATTTTTATAGTTAGAGATAATACATTTTCATCAGATCGATCTATTAAAATTAATAAATCATCTAAAAATAATCTTACAGTTACTATATATCATTTTAAACAAATGCTATCTTTGCAACAATTTGGCGGTACTGAATCCCCCACTGGTAAATCTCTTGCTATCCCTATCCGTGGTAATTTGGCAAAATATGCGGGAGTTCCTAACAATAAGAAAATACCTAAAGCTCTATCTATCCCAGTCATTATGGACAAAGCCCCGCGCAAACGTGGAGAGCCTGTGTATAAGGTCAAAGGGGTTCAACCATTCATTCTTAAGCGTGGGGTATTTGTTCGTCAAGATGGTGCGCTACGTATGCTCTATTCGTTTGTTGATAAAGCTACTCACGAAAAGAAGCTTTTTAAATTTCAACAGATCATCGAGAAAACCTATAATGTGAAGTTGGAACGAAATATCGAAAGGAACTATTTAAAAGTTTTGAGCGGTAGGTAGTTATAATTTTTCTCTAATACTCAACATATTTAATATCATTCCTATTCTCGTATATCCATCTCGTAGTTATGCGGATGAAATCAAATAGCCTATTTTGTTTTAGCTCGTAAACATTCCCATTTGGTAAACTCCATGCGTCCCTCGATAACCACATAGCCCATGAATTAGCGCTATACTCTGTTTTACTAGCTAGTAGTTCAGCAAAATACTGCATAGAGTACCCTTCTATTGCTTCCAATAGCCAATATAGCTTATCGGTAGCGAACAACCATGCTTTCTTTCGTATTTGGTTGTTCCGCTCAATAATCTCAATATCTACAAAAGCTATATTTGTTCCACGTTTTCCATCGCTTATGTACCATTTTGGATAAACTCCATCTTCACGCTTACGCAAACACGCCATTGTCATTAAAGCATTCGGTGTAGTGTTTAGAACTTCTGCTGCATATTCGGGCGATACTAATTTAGCCATTAGTTGATCCAAATCCTCCAGTGCGTTCTTCGTCTTTGGTGTATTCAGCGGGGAGCAACCAACCTCCGTGTTTACATAGAATGAGTTGTCCGATTTTGTCACCTTTTTTGATCTGACAACTATCAAGGTCTTCAATTTTTGTAATCTCTTCAAATGATAATAAATGTTTATTAGAAAACGGATTATGAATAATCATCTTGATCTCACCTGTGTAATCCATATCAATTACCCCGTGACCGTTTGGAAGAATCAAACCTTTAACTCCCAATGATGAGCGTAGGCAAAGCATGAAGTAATGTGATTCCATAAATAACTGATCATTCATTGCCATCGATTTTTTACGCTCATTTTCAAAGCCCTTTAAATCCAAACAAATACCCAAACCGATCAGCTTTGTTTCCCCTGCACCGATCACCACATTCTCATTCGCAAAAACGTCAAACCCTGCGCTGTATTTTGTTGCTCTTTGCGGTAATAATCCGCCGTCTATACTTTTAAACATTCTTATTCTCCTTAACATCTTGATTTTCTTTTGGATGAAATAAACTACATAAAAACTCATTTGGGACAATATCCGTAGGTTCTCCATCTTCATCTATTAGAGAAACGCATGGGCACGTTCTATACTTATCACTAAATATTGTGGAATGGTAACAATTTTTACAGCTCTTACCCTGCGCCATTGACTCTATGATTACGTCTTTGGCTTTGATGATTGATTCAAGCTCTTTTATATGCTGTGACAACTCAAAACAATTATCATCACTATCTTTAACTCTAGTTTCAAGCTCTTGGATTTTTGCTTCGCTCCTTGTAATATAGGTTTTTAAAATTACCGCCTCATCTTCAAAATAATTATCCTCGCCAATAGACTCTAATATCTCTTCTATTTGTGTAGTCATACTATCTCCCTTGCTACTTTATTTTTTAATGCTTTTCTATCGCGTTTTTGTTGAGCTTTTAAAATAGCATCTTCTCTATCTTCATCGGATTGACCATGCTTACCGCTTGGAACTTTTCTTGGAAGATATGATTCTGTATTGAACCCGCTTGAAGATGCTAACCCCATCATCATTGCTAATATCATTTTTTTACTCATCTGCTGTCCTTAGTGTGTATGTCCATAAACTAGTAGTGCGATAATGTCTATTAGCATAGTAGCCCAATATATGCCCCCATCTGTTGAGTCATATTTGCGCCATGCGCTTGTTAAAAATATTAAAAATGTCATTTGTTCCACCCCCAAAATACTATAATCCCAATATAAGTAAAAAATACTACTGGAACTGCTATTACTACCCCTAGAATCCAAAATACGTATAGTGGTATTTCTATTGTCATTTTATCTCCTTAGTTTATTTAAATTTTTCTTTTGAATTATTTTGTGTACTCGTCATTGTAAAAACGGCTACATGATTGACATGATGCGTAGTAATTCTCATCTTGATTTGGTTTAAATTTGCATCCGTCACACGTTTTTTTCGCTTTTAGCTTTGCGTTTTCTTCCTCTAAATTCATTACTAAACCTTTTGCATACATTCCAAACGCATGAACGCTCATTTTTTGGTTCATTACATCATCGAAAAAGTCATTAAATGTGTCTAAATTACTCATATTCTTTGCCCTTAAAATGCAAATATAGCCCATGTGCTGACCAACCGAGCATAAAAACCGAAATATTTCTCCTCCTACTTTAGATGAGTGGATACCGTGAATATGCCAGTCATAATTTTTATCTTGCTGCCAATCTACAATTATAATCCAACCTTTTACTGCTTTTGATTTTGAATTGATGCCAAGTGAACACGCAATGGCTTCATTCCCTGCGGTGTTGGCGTGGGCTTTTTTCCCTGTGGTGTTGGCGTGGGCTTTGTATCCTGCGGTGTTGGCGTGGGCGTAATTCCCTGCGGTGTTGGCGTGGGCTTCATCCCCTGATGTGTTGGCGTGGGCTTCATTCCCTGCGGTGTTGGCGTGGGCTTTATATCCTGATGTGTTGGTAGTTTCGCTTGATGCAATAATCTTTTCAAATATCAAAGAAAAATGCGCTTTAAACATTGCAGATACACTAAGAGCAACACCCACTTTTAATTTATTAGTAGCTGATTTTTTCTCATCTTTAACAGTTGTTCCAACCGCTTCTACATCGGCAAAAATATTCTTTCCGTTTGGCGGATAGAACTCGAATACATCCAGTGGCATTTCACAAAAGTGCAACCCACGATTACATAGTGATGGCTCTACATCCTCACTAAACTCTTTATTTTCTGAATACTGCATATCACGACATTTAAAATCTTTGTCGAATCCTTTAAACCCCTTAATTGTTGTCATCTTTTGTCCCTCTTTCTTTTGGTGATTTTTTCTTTATATATTCTTTTCACTGCAAACTCCATTATAAAATTTGCATTTTTAAGCCATTCAGGTCTACTTATTACCATGATTTTTCTATTACGTGTCATTTTATAATCCTCTCCCATAGGTCTTGATTTTCAAATTTATTACCGATCACTTCATGTACCCACTCATAACTCCATAGTTTAGCGTTTTTGTTCAATTGAAAACCGCATGATGGATGAAATTCTACTCTTGATGTTACGGATTCTGGTATCATATTTGTCTTATCTATACGCGTACTCTGTACAATATCATAGTCATAAATCTCAACACCATTTTTGTCTTTTTTCCCTGCGTATTGCATACATGGATACTTGCTATTGCCCTCAAATACATCATGATATGTAACTGGTATATTCATAATATCATCGTGTGTTATCATTACTTTATCAGGTTTCATCCACGCTCTAAACTTAATCTCTCTTTTCATATTCCCCACCTCTTATTTTTTTCGTATCCAATATATTACTATTTATAACCTTATATAAACCTATATTAATTTATATAACTGTCTATTAATTTCTATAAGTTTATATAAAGCTTTAAAAGCTATTATTTTGTTATCTGTTCACATTGTGAAAATGATGTGAATAATTTTTAATTAGGAGTTTAATATGGAAATTGTACTACTGGATGAACAAAAAAGCATTAATCAGTTGGTATCCTCGGAAGTTGATAAGTCGATATTGGGATTTATTCGATCTGAATTGGAAAAAGACGAGTATAGTTTTATCGTTACTGCTGATAATCTTAAATTCGCAAAAGATAAAATGGCTGATCTCAACAAGAGCATCAAATTTATCACAGAGTTTCGGAAAGAAAAGGTTAATTCCGAAAGTATCACGATTGATGAGTTCAAGGAAAATGTTAAAGAGTATATCCGCCTGATTGATGAAAAGCGCGAACAAATCAAAAAAGACGTTGATTATTTTGAATCTGAAACAAAAATAGCTATTACTACGGAGCTTTCTTTGTATCTTGATGAATTGATCGGTACTCATTCATTACGTGATGGTTTCAATAAAATCACTTATGATGATTTGGTTGTTCTCGGTGCTGTTACCGCCAAGGGGTCATTGACTAAAAAAACCTGTGAAGTCTTAGAAGGTCGTGTTATGGCTTGTAAGTCAAAGCAAGATAAATATGATATGCGGTTGCTTCAACTAGAGAACGTATCCCATCGGTCAGGGTTAGAATCTCCTCTTACCATAACTCATGTGCATGGAATTATTTATCTCGATGATGATGCTGAATACCAATTAAGCCTTGAATCCCTTATGGCTGCTGAAATTGCTCGTCAAGATACCATTAAAGAGAATATTCGTGCTCAAATGGAACGTGATGCTAAACAGGCTTTATCTAAAGATTCCGACTCTGAGCGTGAGCGTGTTCTCTCTATTTTCCATAATAAATGGGGCGTTATGGATATGACTCCTTCCGATATTCAATCCAAAATATCCGAATTTGAAAGATTTGATTTTTCACAATTTAACTATCACTCTGATTTTGCTAAACATCTTGCAAATGAACAGATCCAAACGCTTAAAAAAATGGAATCGGCTTTGCTTCAAAAAGCAACTGCCCCGGCGAATGATCCACATAATGATAGTGATAAAAAGATTGTTACCATTAAAGTTGAATTCGCCATTAAAGTTCCATCTTCCGTTAAAGATTCCTCCGTACTTTTAAAGGTTATGAATAGACTCAATGAATGCGGCATTGATGCTGCGTCTATAGTTTCTGCCGAGGTTGTCGTATGATGGAGTTTGATGATTCAGATTTTGAAGAAATTAATGAACTCGATGATGATTTATCGGATATCTATGGTGCTGATCACCCCTCTAATGATGTTCAATTCAACACTATGGTTGAGGGTATGTCTAATTCTGATTATCATAATTTTGGCGGTCTTTCTTCCACAAAATTTCCGTTGATTGATTTATCTGTTCGTGCTTTCGATCATCGCCATTTGTTTGATTTTTCAAAGCCTATTTTTGATGAAGGTAATTTGTGCCACGACTGCATATTATTGCCTGATCTCGTCAAAGATGGATATATTGAGAGTCCTACTGTCGGCCTTGATACTCTTTCCGCTAAGTCTATGCGTGACGATAATCCCGATAAAATGGTGGTCGGTCAAGGAATGATCGAAAAATACCAAACTCTGGCTAAATTGGTACGCCTTATTGTTCCGTTTATCAGTTTTGAAACTACTAAAAAGGAGGTTTCTTTTTTCCATAAGCACGAAGAAACTGGGCTTATTTTCCAAATTCGCCCTGATATTTATAATCCATCTATCGGGCTTCTTTACGACGTAAAATCTACGAAGGCAAATACTCCTCGTGAGTTTATCAAAATCATTGAGGAATATAATTATGATCTCTCTATTGCTTTTTATTATGACGTTCTTATGATGTGTGGCTATAAAGTCAATCTTGAATACGTCGGATGGGTTGCTGTTCCAAAAAGTAAGCCGAATATCCCTTTTCTTGTGCGATGTAGCGATGAATTATTGGAGAAAGGCCGATCTAAATATCAAAGACTTTTAACGAAGTATATTGATTATAAACGATCTGAAAAACAACTTGGCAAAGATGATGCGAATTTGATCTATTCTGACATTGCCGAAAAAGTAGCCCACTCGTGGGAATATGCAAAGGAAAATTATGTCTAATCAATCTTTAATCGAGGCAAACTCTAAGGCCGTTAGTTCTGATAATGGTTTTAACGACCATGCTATCTCAAAATATAAGTTGGAGCTAATCCATGTCAATAATCATCTTTTGAATTTAAAGCAAGATGATCGCGTAAAAACTCAAAATGCCCTTGATAAGAATCCGATATTTTCTCACCAAAAAATCGCTGAATATGCTAATCTTGGACTGTCTATTGCGAATAAGGACTATTATATCATTCCTTATGGTGCTACCCCTGATTTTCCGATTGACTATAAAGGCCTTTTAAAGGTCGCTGCGATGGAAGCGAAGGCTAATGGATTTCAACTTATCGCCAAGGCTGACACCATCAAAAAGAATTCAGCATCTACTGTTTCGATTAGTACTGATGGGCTTATTGACAATATTACGCTTTCCGGCGCAAAGGTCAATGATGAGATTGTATCGGCCTATGCCATTATTGCTTTGCTTGATATTAAAACTCATCAGGTAATCATGCAAAAAGTTGAAGCGTTGCCGATTGACGAATACGCTAATGCTGTAAAAGCCTCTAAGGGTGGTAATGTTCACAAAGACTATAAGACTGAAATGGGTAAAAAAATCGCCCTCCGTCGTGCCGTCAAGATCATTGCCACTATGTTCGCCAGTGATAAGCTTGACAAACTGTTCGCGCTGGATAATGAATCCTATGTTATGCCGTCTGCGGCCGCTGATAATATTTCATCCTCTATTGGCTCAACTGCTGATCTGAATGATTTAAAATGAAAATGAAACTCTGTTTTAATTTATATTAGTTTCTATAAACTTATATTAAGTTATATTCGTCTATACTTTTGAAATATAGACGATATCAAAAATAAATAAACTAAAAAGGTGATGAATATGAGTCAAAATACTGATACTCAAAAAGGAACTTCTAAAAAAAGCTCCCGAAAAACAAATGACATTAATGTTAAGAATGTCGATCAAGATATTTTCGATTATGTCGATTCCACTGGTATCCCTATGACTACTTTCGCACGTATGGCAATGCGTGAGAAAATGGAGCGTGATAAACTATAATTTTTTTGCAACTGCTCTATGCAGTTGTTATTTAGCTTTTTTGATAGTGGGTTGTTTCGTCCAGACTCTCCCCACTATCAAAAGGGCTAATCCGAATAATTGAGTCTGGACACCTCTTATTATTCCCCTTAATTTTTTGTCTGAAAGGTCGTGTTGATTATGGAATATGAAGATTTTATAGAATCTAAAAGGCATTCAACCGGATATTATGGTTTTGATCCTATTTGGTTTCCTGATATTGCCTTTGACTTTCAAAAACATATTATTGAAAAATCAATCCAAAAAGGTCGTATTGGGGTATTTGCTGATACTGGTTTAGGAAAAACTTTAATTCAGTTGTCAATAGCTTATAATATTGTTTTAAAAACAAATAAGCGCATACTAATATTAACCCCTCTTGCCGTTGCGTTTCAATTCATTGATGAAGCCCATAAAATTGGCATTGACGATATTGAATACTCAAAAGATGGAAAGCATACTAAAAAGATCGTAATATGTAACTATGAGAGATTGCACTATTTTAATAGTGAAGATTTTGAGTGTGTTATTTTAGATGAGAGTTCTATTTTAAAAAATTTCAATGGGGCTATAAAAAATGAAATAACATCATTTATAAAAAAAGTTCCCTATCGTTTCCTATCAACTGCTACTCCATCACCTAATGATTTTATTGAGTTAGGTACAAGCAGCGAGGCTCTTGGGTATATGGGATACATGGATATGCTGACTAAATTTTTCAAAAACAATCAAAATAGTGTAGATAGTAATAACCGTAATATCGGTGAAAAATTCTACCTAAAACCTCATGCTGAAAAAGCATTTTTTCAGTGGGTAAATAGTTGGGCCATGATGATTAAAAAGCCGTCTGATATTGGTTTTTCAGATGATCGCTATAATCTTCCAAATTTGATTACAAATAATCATACTGTGTTAAATGATAATCACTATGCTATGGGAAGCTTATTTGCCGTTGAAGCAAAGACAATGTCTGAAATTAAAGCGGAACAAAAAGCTACTGAATTGCAACGATGCGAAAATGCTATCCAGTTAGCTAGTGATAAAACATCGGTATATTGGTGTAATACCAATCAAGAGAGTTCATATTTAAAAGCAATGGATAAAGAAGCGGTAGAGATTATCGGTTCGCAGTCTATTGACCAAAAAGAAGAAATTTTAAAAGCGTTTGCGAATGGTGATATTAAGCGTATCATAACAAAAGCAAAAATGACAGGGATGGGTCTTAACTGGCAGCACTGTAATCACTCTGTATTTTTCCCTACATGGAGCTATGAACAATACTATCAAGCTGTAAGACGCTTTTGGCGATTTGGCCAGACTCAAGATGTTACTATTGATTTAGTAATTTCAGAAGGTCAGACTCGTGTTATGGAAGCATTGAAACAAAAGAGCAATTTCTAGAGCATTATGAGTTCCTTATTAAAGAGCTTTCACGCATTACAAAAGCAGGGCGTATTAATGCCGTACACTGTACCGATGTATTTGACAATACGTGCCGTCTTTGGGATTTTCCTCATGAAATTATTAAACTCCATGAAAAATATGGATTTGAATATCGTAACCGCATTACCATTTGGAAAGAGCCTTTAAAAGTTCGTATGCGTACAATGGTTCAAAGTTTGATGCACAAATTTATCGTTGAGGATAGCACAAAATGCTTTACCGCAATGCCTGACTATGTTTTGGTTTTCACCAAAAAAGGCGATAATGAAGTTCCAGTTACTCACCCATTTGGAATTAATGAATATGCTGGTGAAATCCCTATTTTGCCCAATATTCTAAGAGCATGGAATAATGCAAATGGAACGGCATTCAATGAGGCTGAATTATGGGATTATCTAAATAAAAATAATGAAGATGATCGTATTACAAAACTTAATCATTATATTTGGCAACGATATGCCTCGAGTGTGTGGGATGATATTCGTATTGATAATGTACTCCCATTTCGTGATAGTAGAGAAGATGATGACGAAAAGCACGTACACCCATTACAACTTGACGTTATTGATCGATTAGTCGAATTGTATTCTAATCCTAATGAAGTGGTATTTACTCCATTTATGGGAGTTGGAAGTGAGGTATATAGCCCTGTGTCAATGGGTCGTAAAGCTATTGGTGTAGAGTTAAAAGATAGCTATTTTAAACAGGCTACAATTAATTTACAACATGCGAATGAACGATATAAAGAGAAATATAAACAGACTGCACTATTTGATATGTTTGATGATGAGGTAATGTTATGAAACCATCTGATATTGACTCAATCGAAATTGAAGGCGCTCGTGTAACCATCCGTAATAAAGACGGATGGGCTATTGGTTCAACTGTTTATGAAAGTAATAAAAGAGCTATGGAAATTGCTGCGGAACTTTGGCGCAAAAAAGTAAAGTCTATGATATAATTCAGATACAAACTTTTAACGGGGTCTCAATTCCACGAGGAGCTATGCTCCCGTTAAGAGTTTAATCGAAAGATTGATGAAGCGAATTGAGACCTCTCTTCACCCTCTTATAAATCATATCTCAGGTATTCATGCAAGAACTTATCACAGTTCAAAAAACAATTTTAAATGGTGCTGAGGTAAACTCAGTTAATGCAAGAGAATTACATAAAATTCTTGAAGTTAGAAAAGCTTTTACAACATGGATTGTAACCGCTCTTGAAAATGCAGGAGCTATTAATGGAGAAGATTACCTGTTACTTAAGTCTTCCTTAGAGGGAAGTGGGTATCAACTCGATTATGTAATCACAACCGAAATGGCAAAACATATCGCTATGATGTCAAAAGTTCCAAAAGGAAAAGAGGTACGTGATTATTTCATTGAATGTGAAAGACGTTCAATACAAATTCAATTACCAACTAACCCTATGGAAATTCTACAACTGGTTTTTGATGCTCAAAAAGCAACTAATATTGAACTAATCGAAATAAAAGACGATTTGGAAGGACTTAAAAATGATATTGTCCTAACCCCTTCTCAAAAACGTATCTTGCAAAAATCGGTCAATTCAAAAGTTTTTAGTTTTGAAGTGCCAAAAGAATCACATTCAAAACTTTACTCAAAAATATGGTCAAAAGTAAAAGATCGGTTTACCGTTTCAAGTTATATGGAGATCCCACGCTTACAATTTAACGAAGCAAAAAGTATGGTAGATAATATCACGCTTATTGATTTGGTTTGAGGGGGATGTTATGGAAGAATTAGCTTATAGCTTAGATGAAGAAAATTTCATGGAGCTTGATGAGTTTTTAGACCGATTAGAAGATGAAGAAGATGAGGTTGAGTATGTATACACAGCATCTAAAAAACCATTTAAACACTCAGACTTTATTGATGCAAGTGATATTATTGAGCAAGTTTGTAATAGAGCATACGATGAAGTTGATGATATGTGTGACGTTTATACTAGTTGCGTTGAAGAAAAAAAGCATACGGAAGAATTGCAAAAAATTATTGAGGATTATTTCAATAAAAACATATCTCAACCAAATTTCTACCGATGTGAAAATATTAAAAAGGTTCATATTAGTGAAATAAAATATAAACTTTAGTAACTTTTTATAAGGAGTCATTATTATGAAACCCCCATCCGAACACGAAGAGCAAAAGACTTTCTGCGCTTATTTAGTCTTTATGGGCTTTACTTTTTACTCTGTGCCTAATGGTACATATCTACAAGGTACTCCGCTACAACGTGCCAAACAAATGAATCGGTTAAAAGCTGAGGGATTACAGTCTGGAGTTCCTGATATTGTCCTTCTTTTGGATGGCGGTAAAAGCGTTTATATCGAAATGAAAATTAGAACTGGTGGATCTGTCAGCAAAGAGCAAAAAGAATGGATGGAACGTTTAAAATTACTTGGATTTGATGTTTATCTCTGTAAAGGTGCTGCTGATGCTATTCGTGTTGCTCAGAAGTATTTGCCTGAAAGTAAAAAGCATATAAATTTGAAACAAGGATCGTTATTATGATGATAGTAAAGGGGAATAAGTGAATTTTACCTATAAATGGAATCTTTCAGATTTAGAAAATGTTATAAAAAATGGTTTTAAAGTTTTTAGCTGCTTTGCTGGTGGGGGGGGGAGTAGTCAAGGATACAAAATGGCTGGTTATGATGTTATTGGTTGTAATGAAATTGACCCAAGACAGATGGAAATTTATACGCATAACTTAAAACCTAAATATTCATACCTTGAAGATATTAGAACTTTTAGAGGACGTGATGATTTGCCGGAAGAATTATTTAATCTTGATATTCTTGATGCTTCATTTCCATGCAGCCTATTCAGTTCCGCAAATTTAAAAGCCGATGATAAAAAAGGTAAAGAAGTAAAATTTAGAGAGGGACAATCACTACAAACTCTTGATGATTTAGCTTTTGAAACCATCCATTTAGTCGATAAGTTAAAGCCTAAAATTGCAGTTTTTGAGAATGTAAAGGGATTATTACAAGAAAAAAACTCATGGTATGTTGAACAAATATACTCACAGTTTGAAAATATAGGGTATAAAATTTGTCATCATCTTGTAAATTGTGCTGATTTAGGAGTGCCACAAAAACGAGAAAGAGTTTTTTTCTTTGCAGTGAGGGATGATTTAGATATAAAGACTGGAGATTTATTTGGTACTGAACCTGAATTAAATTTGAACATAAAAGAGAAACATATCAGATTATCTGATATAGACCAAGACCACAAAGGTAAATTACCTACACAGCACGTAATAGATATGATGAAACATTATCAAGATGGCGATACTGATTTAGGGTGCATAAGACAAAGGTTAGATGGTAAATCAACAGGGTTTCAAACATACACTATTACCGATAAAAGTATTTGTAATACTCTTAGGGCTGGAAGTAATGATTTTATAAAAGTAGACCATAATTATATAAATTTATCTGATTATGAGTTACTGCAGATCGGTTCATGGAGTCAAGATTACGATTTTAAAGGTCAAAAAGTAATCTATGTTTTAGGAATGAGTGTACCACCACTTGCTATGTATCGAATTTCTAAAGAGATACAAAAACAATGGCTTGTAAATTTATGATAACCTCATCCCTAATCCGATCAATCGGATATACAAGAGTTGAGTCCGGCATTATTATGCAAAAGCTAAAAGCTCTAAATATCCCATTCAAAACTATCAAGATGCGTGATACATACGTCAAGAGAGGCATTGTGTGTGATTATATGCACTTCTGTAATGGATTTGCTCGTTTAGAAGTTATCAAAGCTCTAAAGGCATATTGTGATACTAAGCCGTTAAACGTGAATATGCCATATTGGAAAGAGTTATTGAAAAAATTGCAGGAAGTTAAATGATCGGGCTATCAAAAAAAGATCAACTAAAACGGCATTCACCATTAAAAGAAAAGCCTGTTAAGTGCAAAGAATATTTAGACTGGTTTCATAATCAAGGTTTTTGCTGTCTTATTTGTGGTAATTCTCAGATCGAAGCGCATCATATAAAAAATACCTCATCGGATATAAAAGATGATCGTTATTTGCTTCCTTTGTGTGAATTTCATCATAAATACAGCGATCATATGTCGCCGCATGGTTCTCCAAAAAAATGGCGTGAAGCGTATCCTATGGACGTGCAAATGGCTATATCTACAAAATTATATGAGAGGTTTAAAAATGAAGTTTGATTTTTGGTGATTGAATAAGATTTCTGATTAAAGAGAGGCGTTTACCTCTCTAAAAAAACTCAGTCCCCCCGGACGTTGTAAGGTTGTTATTATATCATACTTTTCTAAAAATCCCAATATCCCTATATCTCGTGCTGATTTCTTGGCGGTCTATCGCAAAAAGAATTCATCAGTACGCCATGAGTATTATGCTCTTGCTAATGCTCACTCTGATCTTAAAAAAACAATGCTTACTTTTACCGTTCCCGGACGTGGAACATATACTAAATTACGACTTATCAATGAGATAAAAAGTTACGTTACGTATCTTATTGCTAATTCGTCTGCTGATATATATTTTTTTAGCAACATAGAACTAGGTCATAGCTTTATAAATCCTCATTTGCATACTCAGATATGGTGTGATGATTTAAACGCTGTACAAGCCATATATGATAAGGTCATTGATAAATTTGATCTTGACAATAAACGATGTCAATTTAGTATCCCTAATCAAGATATCAATGTTTATCATTATGTGCTAAAAGATTATTCTAATTCTCTTGATGATGATCGTGTTATTGAAATTGAAAATATAAAGAAGAAGTACCGCAAACAGTTAGGTTTAAAATTACGGTTCTATTCTCGATCAAAGAGTAAATATCAGAAGAAATTATATAGGATTGCTTATTGGTCTTATGGTGTACTTAGGGCTAA